TTTCGCAGGTGGATTTGACGGATGGGATATTTACAGAGAATGGAGAACTAACCAAGACAGATTCCAATTAGGACAGTCAGGTTATTTGGCAGGTACTGCACCATCTTCAAGATACCCAACTGCAACAGGTAACGGATTGTTCAAGAGAATTATTGTTCAAAACAATACTCAGGACTTTGCAAATACTGACTACTACGCTTACTTACTTGGTATTTTGACATTCGCTAATCCTGAAGCAACTAACATTAACGTGTTTGCAAGTGCAAGTATTGACTATATTAACAATTCAAATCTTGTAGAAGAAGCTATTGACATGATTCAATACTCAAGAGCTGACTCGGTTTATATCTGTACAACTCCTGATTACCAAATGTTTACTCCAGATTCAACAAGTTCTTTGGATATCATCTATTCACAAGAAGCGGTTGACAATTTGGATAACACAGGAATTGATTCTAACTACACCGCAACTTACTACCCTTGGATTTTAACAAGAGATACAGTAAACAATACACAAATTTACTTACCACCAACAGGTGAGGTTTGTAGAAACTTAGCGTTGACTGATAACATTTCATTCCCTTGGTTCGCATCTGCGGGTTACACAAGAGGTCTTGTAAACTCAATCAAAGCTAGACAAAAACTTACACAAACTGACAGAGATACATTGTATCAAGGTAGAATCAACCCTATCGCAACTTTCTCTGATGTTGGAACTGTAATTTGGGGTAATAAAACATTACAAATTGCTGACACTGCACTTAACAGATTGAATGTAAGAAGATTATTACTTCAAGCTCGTAAGTTAATTTCCGCAGTAGCTGTAAGATTATTGTTTGAACAAAACGACCAAATCGTTAGACAACAATTCTTGGATAGTGTTAACCCTATCTTGGATTCAATCAGAAGAGACAGAGGTTTATACGATTTCCGTGTAACTGTTTCATCTTCACCTGAAGACTTAGATAGAAACACATTAACAGGTAAAATTTACTTAAAACCTACGAAGGCATTAGAATTCATCGATATCGAATTCTTTATTACTCCAACAGGAGCTTCGTTTGAAAATATTTAATAAACATAACGGGGGTACAATTAGTACCCCCTTTATTTGCCAAGTATGAAAAGACAACTTAGAGAGGGATTTAAGGCTGAGGGAACACCAGATATGAAATATTATGCGTTTGATTGGGATGACAACATTGTTCATATGCCAACAAAGATAATGTTAAAAACTGAAGATGGTGATGAAGTTGGTATGAGTACAGATGATTTTGCGGAATACAGAAGTAAAATTGGAAAAGAAGATTTTGATTATAATGGTGATACCATTGTTGGATTTTCTGAAGAACCATATAGAAACTTTAGAACCGCAGGTGACAAAGATTTTTTGGTTGATGCTATGAGAGCAAAACTTGGACCGGCATTTAATGATTTTAGAGAAGCGATTAATAACGGGTCAATATTTTCAATTATTACTGCGAGAGGTCACAACCCCAACACTTTAAAACAAGCCGTATACAATTATATTATTGACGGGTTTCATGGAATAGATAAAGACCAACTCGTTAAGAACCTTAAAAAATATAGGTCGTTTTTTGACGAGGAAGATATGACGGACGATGAATTAATCAAATCGTATTTGGACCTTAACAAATATCATCCAGTGTCTTTTGACGATGAAGAAGGTGCTGCCAACCCTGAAGAAGCAAAAGTTCGTGCTATGGAAGAGTTTGTTTCTTATATTAAGAAAATGTCAAAAAAGTTAAATAAAAATGCCTTTATTAAAAATGATGTATCTAATAACTTTGTTCCGGAGCAACCTAGTATTGGATTTTCAGATGATGATATTAGAAATGTAGAAGTAATGAATAATTATTTTAAAGATAAACCAGATAATATAGTTAAGACTTATTCTACTGCTGGAGGCGTTAAAAAGGAATATAAGTAGATAATAATCTCGACAAAATAAAAGTAAAGAGAAAAATTTTTTAACAAGACTATATTTATAGGATATAAACAACAAAAAAAAAACAAAAAAAAATTAAAATAACATGGCTGATTTATTAATGAAAATGCCGATACCTTACGAACCAAAACGCCAAAACCGTTTTATTTTAAGGTTTCCGTCAAGTTTGGGTATCAACGAATGGTTTGTTGAAAGTGCTGCAAGACCATCAATTAAGATTAATTCAACTGAAATACAATTTCTAAACACCTCTACATTTGTAGCTGGTAGATTTAACTGGGACCCAATCAGTGTTAAGTTCCGTGACCCTATTGGACCATCAGCGGCTCAGGCTCTTATGGAGTGGGTTCGTTTACACGCTGAATCGGTGACAGGTCGTATGGGTTATGCTGCGGGTTACAAAAAAGACATCGACCTTGAGATGTTGGACCCAACAGGAGTTGTTGTTGAGAAATGGATTCTTTACGGAACATTCTTAACTGATGTAAACTTCGGAACATTATCTTATAGTCAAGATGCGTTAGCGGATATTACAGCTTCTTTGAGAATGGATAGATGTGTGTTAGTTTACTAATTCACTTTACATAAAATTACACTCACTTATATTTAACCGTAAAGCTAATAAACTTTACGGTTATTTTTATATATGGACAATCAATCAAGAGACCACGGTCAAGACAATTTCACACTACCACACGATGTGGTACAATTACCATCACAAGGTATTTTTTATAAAAACAAAAAGAAATCAATTAAAGTTGGTTATCTTACCGCATCAGATGAAAACATTTTGATGGGTGGTGCCGCTGATTTAACAATGACTTTATTGAGGGCAAAAATTTATGAACCAGATGTTAAGGTTGAAGATTTAATTGAGGGTGATGTTGAAGCAATTTTAATATTTTTAAGAAATACTGGATTTGGTCCTGAAATGGTATTAAATGTTACAGACCCTGTAACTAAAAAACCATTTAAAAGTACCGTATCGTTAGACCAACTAACTATTATTAATGGACAACAACCAAGTGAAGATGGTTCATTTACTATTTTATTACCAAAATCTCAATCATCAATTAAATTAAAACCATTAAGTTATGGTGAAATTATGGAGATTGGTAAAATGGCTGAAACATATCCACAAGGAAGAGTTGTTCCAAAAATTACTTGGAGAATGCAAAAAGAAATTATTGAAGTTGATGGTTCAACTGACAAAGCTATGATTGCAAAATTTGTTGAGTCAATGCCAATCTCTGACTCAAAATTCGTAAGAAACTTTATGAATGAAAACGAACCAAGATTGGATATGACCAAAACAATTACAGCCCCGTCAGGAGAAAAACTAACAGTTAATGTTGGGTTTGGGGCTGACTTTTTTCGCCCTTTCTTCTGATTATAGAAAGATACAGATAGATGAATTTTACTATCTGACAACATTAATGAATATTTCTTATCAAGATTTTGAAAGAATGCCGTTGTTTGTAAGAAAATATTTATTGGATAAATGGATTGAAGATAAAAAGAAGGACTAAAAAATTAGTCCTTCTTCTATTTATATGGAAACTAAATAATTGTAATGGCAGATAATCTTAACGAATCGTACGACAACCTTAAAAAAAATATTGACAGTTTAGGTTCTCCTATAGATAAAATATTACAGTCAATTGAGGACATGGCTAATGAGGCCGATAAACTCAATGTGGCGTTTGTTGGGGGTAGAGTAAGACTTGACGAAATGAATGATGCTGCTGCTAAGTCAGCCGCGGGTATTATTCGTTTAGGTGGAGATATTGGTGATATTTCCAAGACTATATCAGGAATTGCTGAAGGTTCAAGAAGACAAGTTATTGCAACTGAAGACCAAGTTAGTAAACTTTATGCCGCTACTGAAATTTTGGGTGGTACGGCAGGAGGGCTAGTTGAAATTTTTGGTAATGTTGGTATTGAAGTATCTCAAATTGGTACAAACCTAGAAAGTTCAATTGAATATATTCAAAGTGTTGGTTTAAATGCTCGTGAGGTTATGGAAGATGTGACTGGTAGCATGTCACAAATGAACCGATTCCAATTTGAAGGCGGTGTGAAAGGTTTAGCAAAGATGGCGGCACAAGCATCGATGTTAAGGTTTGATATGCAACAAACCTTTACTTTAGCGGATAGGGTTTTAGACCCTGATGGGGCTATAGAAGTTGCTGGAGCCTTTCAAAGATTAGGTGTTTCTGCAGGAAATTTGGCGGACCCATTCGCTTTAATGAATCAATCAATTAATGACCCATCGGGTTTACAAACTAGTTTATCTGAAGTTGCAAAACAGTTTACAGAATTTGATGAAAAAACAAAAACATTTAAAATAAATCCTCAAGGTGTTTTAACACTTAGAGAAATGGAAAAACAAACTGGTGTTAGTGCTGTGGAAATGAGTAAAATGGGTCTTGCCGCGGCAGACTTAGATAGAAGACTTTCTGCTATTAGTCCATCGCTTGATTTTGAAGATGAAGAAGATAAGAAACTTATCGCCAATATGGCCACTATGGATAAAAGTGGTGAGTACACAGTACAACTTAAGAATGACAAGACTGGTGAAATTGACAGAATTAAATTAGGTGAATTAACAAATGAACAACTTATCGCCTTAAGAAAACAACAAGAGGAATCACCAAAAACTTTAGAAGATATTCAAAAGACCCAATTAAATGTTGTAGAGAACATTGATAGGACTCTCTCAAGTAATGTTGCAAAAGGTACGTTTGGTGTTGCAGGTTCTTCGGTTGTTAGAGGTAATTACACGGGAGCTGATAGAATTAGCCGAGCAGTTAGTAGTTCTGTTGACAATGCGGTACCTGAAAGTGCGGTAATTATAGACAACGTTAATAACGCAATTGAAAAAATGAGTGCGTTATTTATGGCTAAAGATGCAAATAAAATAAGTGCTGACGATTTTGCTAAAAAATTAGCATCACTTGAGGATACTATTCTAAAAGATGCAAATAGTTTAGGTGAAAAAGGAATGAATGCATTTAAAGATATCATTGCAGAATCAAGTAAAAAAGTTACGGGAAATAGTGGTATTGAAAAAGAATTTAGAAGTTTAAGTCAAGAAATTTTAAGTGCAACAGGTAAACCAGTAACCGAAACAGAACATCTTAAAAAGAAAGCTGAAGAGGAAAAATCGTTATCGTATGCCGATATTATAGGTAGAAAAAGTCAAAGTCCTACCGAAAAAACAGGTGCTGGTACATCAACAAACAGTGGAACATC